TGGTGGTGGTGTTAGCCGCAGCTACAAGATCAATAATGCAATTAACAATTTTGGAGTTTGCTGGAATTACGATATCCGTTACAACCGCTGCAAGAGCGCCGCCTGCGAGACTCTGTACTGTGTCTTGACACATTACAACGTAACCTACGTTAGCAATGTTAGTGCCTACAGTTGTTCCAGTTGTGTTTCGGATGTTGCCTGCCCGAATCGGGCCTGAAAAAGTTGTGTTAGCCATGATAATCTCCTGTCGTGGCAAATGTCAGCCGCACATTGCGACTGTCAGGGATGAATTAGTAATACAGTACCTTTAGACAAAAAGAAAGGGGCAACCGAAGTCACCCCTCTCAAATCAGCATTAATGCCTATCTTAGGCTCCGGGAGAACCGTAGATACCCAGCGGATCAGAGACACCAAACGAATAACGCTCACGCGCTTTGTAGCGCACGTTACCTGTATCGAAGTCACCATCCATAGATGTTGTCATCGAAGTACGCTCAAAATGCTTCATGCCATTCGGAATATCAGTAGTGATAAAGAACGCATCTGCATCAGTCAAATAATGGTTAACCGTATAACCGCCCGGGATAGAACCGTTTGAGTTAAGCGCGTTAATGTCATTATCGGCTGTACCCACACGATTTACAGTTTCCAGCAAGCGTGTTGCCACAAACATAAGACCTGTAGGGATAATGAGCTTGCGTGGACGCGCAGCAATAAGAAGACCACGTTCATCAACGTAGGCTGCAATATCAATTACTGCTTGCTCAAGCGAGGTTTCATTCAGGTCAGCAGCTACCGCAGGACGGTTGCCATTTGTAGCACCTGACACTGTGGGGTGTGCAGTGTTGAACAGTGTGACGCCATCACCTGAGTTAAAGGTGGCGAAGCCTGTGTTCAACAAATCCGCTGCCTTGACCTGCTTGGTATAAGCCATAGCGCGAGCCAGTGCTTTAGTATAGCGGGTAGACAATGAATCATACAGGTTATCTTCCATCGCTTCTTCAGTGATAGAGAAACCCATAGCCACAGTTTCATGGTTGTAACGGGCAGTGAATGATTCCTGCGCGTTATCATACGAGATAGCAGCACCTTCGTTTTTGACGGGTGCAGCGCCAAAACCTGAAAGTTTTACTTCCTCTTCAAAACTACGTTCCGAAGACTCGGTTTCGTAGATGGCTTCATGTTCGTTTTCGTACTTGCCGTACTCTAAACCAAACAGGGCGTTAAGGCCCGGAAGAAGCTCTTTTAGCGCCTGTGCGCGAGAAATAGCCATTGATTATCTCCTTACAGGCCAAGGCCAGCAGTGTACGCATGAGACGAAGGATTGAACTTAACAATCACATCGGTAAATGCATCACCTACGGCTGATCCGGGTGCGTTGACAAAATCTACGAGCTTGAAAGCAATCGTAGCGGTGGTGTTAGCGGTAGCCACATCCAGAGAGATTCTGGAATTGCCATTGGCTGTGTCTGGCGCAGTCTGATTAATAGCAAAGTTGCTGTGCATCAGAGTTTGCGCTACGGCAGCATCAGCTTGGATTTGGAACAACGCGTTAGGGTCATCACAAATATAAGCCTGAGCATCGGCAGCGACTTGACCTGCAGGCCACTGATTGTTCTGGGTAAACCCACGAACACTATCAGTATACGAACAACCAAGAAAAATGCCTACAGTCCCGGCAGGGAACGCGGCAGCGTTTGTACCAACCTCAGTGACTTTTGTGATGGTGCCATTCGCGGCTACCTGCACAATGTCGCCGTTGGCGATAGCGGTGTTGTACCCCGTGGTAATGGGTAATTGGCGAGTTGACCCTGCAAAGGGACGCCCACCAATCGCATTAATGGGGCGCAAACCGTATGGAGTAGATGTAAGAGCCATTTAAGCCTCTCCTCTATTACGAGTTTACTTACAGCAAGCGCCAGAAGGCTACTTACCAAATGAGGTACGAGTAGACCGTTCGGAAGGCATTACGGGCATACGGGGGTCGGATTCCCGCATGAAATTCCTATCTACGGCGTCGGACTGATGTTGTGCAGTCTCCAACTGACCGTATTCTCGGTCTTCTTGCAATTCTTTAGGTATTGCACAGAGCAATAACCCGCCGACTTCAATATTGTCCTTAAAACGTGAGTCAATATCGGACATAATCTGCAATTCAGGGTAGTCTTCTGCTTTCACAGCTACGTACCCATCTCGGAACCTTTGCGAAACATTGGTCATGTCACCTGTACCCAAGGTAGATGTGCGAATCCAGCGGAACGCAAGTCCGTCACGCGGTTCGGGGGTAGGTAGCATAGAGGATCGTTTCCACGGTTTTCTACGTTCACCTGTTTCACGAGTGTTCAAAGAACGGGGTTTGCGATCAGCCATTGTTCAGTTCCTTCAGTTTTTGCGCCGCGTAGTCTTTTAGTGATACTCCAAGTCGCTTGGCGATAGCGGCCTCAGAAGAGGTCAGTTTAACCGTGTTGCGTGATGTAGCAGTATTTCTACCACTCGGGGCCACCACGGAGCCAGCCTGACGTTGCGGTTTTCTGTCCTCGGTAACATCGTCAAACCTGTCTGGATAACGCTGCCTCATGGCAACATCAATTCGACTATAGTATGTATCGGAAGAAGAATCAACTCCTTCTTCTACTAGCTCCTGATGCACAAGCATAGCGTATCGCTCCATACCCTTATCTTCGGTAAACCAAGGATTTTTAGATACCCACTCTTGCGCCTTCTTATCAGGTTCAGGTGCGCGAGGTCTTGCTGCAGGTGCCTGCTGTCGCTGTGGAGCTTCTGGTGATCTAGGCTTCCAGTTTTCAATACGGTCAGCTTCGGTCTGTAGTTCTACCATAGCTGACTGCGCTTCAACTACCGCATCAGAGTCACCAGCATCATACGCTTGTTTGTAAGCGGCTTTTGCTTGAGTAAGTTCAGAACTGTTACGTGCTTTTGCCTGTGTAATGAGGACACCTTCGCCCTCAGACAGGTTTTTGCGTAGGTTGTCAGCCTCACTTTTAGCACTTTGCGCGTACTGTATAGCCGCTTCACGTTCCCGTTCTGCTTCTTCTTTACGCCTGCGTTCTTCGTGAAACTCAAACTTTAGTTTCTTAATCCGCTTCTGTACTGACTCACTGTGTTGTTGTAAGTCATCGTCCTCTGGAATGTCAGCCTCTTCACCTTTAGCTCGGCGTGGTCGGCCTTTGTCCTCTTCAGGAGTATCATCTTCAACCTCTACAACAATGTCTTCGGATGAATCCATGTTGACTTCTACGGTGCCTGTATCTTCTACAGCTTGCTCTGCGCCACTCATGCTCTACTATACCCCCGTGGGTCTTCTACCACCGCTTCTACGGTGTCATCATTGATAATACGAAACTCTTTACCCATCACCTTAAATCTAGTGCCTGAGTAAGAACGGAAGATTACAAAATCTCCCTCCTCACAGTAAGGTCCACTGGGGAACCGTTCTTTGTCTGTGTAAGCCTCGGGTCCGGTTTTTATAACAAACCCAATGATAGATGCTGTCTCTTCCATAGATTTAAGAGCATCGGGCATAATAACGCCGCCTTCTGTCTTCCCATCTAGTTCTGGGACTGCAATTAAGACTTTAAAGCCTTTGGGTTCGGGAAGTTTAGCTTGCAGTTCGCTATCTTCTACTTTGTTGGCCGCGTACATTTTAGTCTCCTAGCAGTGATTAAAGGCTCACAGCGCCTTTGCGTGGATTATCCACGTAACTTTGCCATACAACTAAAAGTTCTATGGATCAATATACCGTTGTTCTACTTCTTTGATTTCTGTAACTATGTTGCCTAACGCCTCATACTCACCCACAAACTTCCAGTATTCCCTGTCATTTGTAGCGCCACCACCTGCTAGATGGTGACGTATTGCGCTACGTTGTTCCTCTACACGGTTAAGCACCGTTAGGAATATACTCTGCTCCACGTATTAGTCCCTATCGTTAATTTCTTTAGCTGCTTCCATAGCTAATTTAATGGCTGTAGTGTCTTCGTCTGCCTGCAGTTCAGCTACTTTTAACTGTATGTTTGCTGCTGATTTTATATTCTCAGCCTCTAAACGGTCCTCCTGAACTCCAATGTTGGCTCGTTTATTCTCCATATCAAGCTGCAACTTTGCCTGATCCATCTTTATCATGTGCTGAAGCTCTTGCTCTTTGATAGCCATCTCACGCTGCTGTAGCTGTGTCAGAGGGTCTGCCTGTTGTTTGGCGTTCTCCTCTGCGGATGCCTCGGCTTGATCCTTCTTGAGTAGCTGTCCTGCCGCCTGTGCGACCACCTTAGACAGTTCGCGCTCTACAGACTCTGGTAGTGGCTCATCTTGATCAGGTAGCTCTGTGCCTAGCTGTGCTTCGATCTCTTTGCGATACTGCAATGCTATGTGTTCTGTGACGTGAGACTGCATAGCCGCTGATATGGCCTCTGCAAATGGCGACTGACCTACAATCTGCTGTATCTTGGGGTCTTGTAGCGCCGCCATGTGAGTCATAATGTGTGCTTCGTGATCTTGGTATGAAAACGCTTTTACAGGCTCTTGCTTCATTATCGACATATTCTCAGACACAGGATCAGCAGGTTTGATATCGTCGGGCAGTTTTATAATATCTTCTGCGTCTGGAATACCCAGAACCTCAAGCATTTGACGGTGTAGTTTACCTAGATCATACAACTGTGGTGCTTGTTGCGACATTTGTAAGGCTGCTTGGTACTGCA